CGCACAGACATCGGGCTACCGTACATGGAGGCGTGCTTCTATGAACGGTAAGCCTTGGGTGTCTAAGGGCGTGACAGCGCGTAGGTACATTGATAAGGTCGCTCAGCGTCTCCCTGCCCTTATCCAACAGGTGTACCAATGATTCTTGATCTTCATGTCATCCAAGCGATCAACGCCGGACTAAAATACTACAAAGAGCGCGAGACAGAGTTCAATCGACTCTTTGTCGGTGTCGGTCCGTCTACATTGACCGCATGGTTTAATGACTTTAGCACCGATCACTACCCTTCGGTGCGCTCACGCCACGCGCAGGGCACAGCACAAGCGCCATTGGTCACAGTCATCCCCCAGTCTGAGACGGTGACCCAAGAGTTACTGTCAGAGTATGGTGGGACAGACGACGAGGGTAGGGCGCTCGACACGTATATGATCGCCGAGTCGGTGGAATTAGCGCTGTTCGCTCGCTCCCCCGATATGGCGCGTGTGTATCATGTGCTATGTAGAGCGTCTCTTGCGCTCGCGAGAAGGCCGATGCACCGAGCAGGGTATCATGTGTTCCGATACGACGGCTCTGACCCGCTGACTCCCGAAGAGGAGCTCGCAAGTGAGGAGCTAGGTATCTATGTGAAGCGCCAACGGGTGAGAGGCGAGTACCAAGTACAAATCTCTATCCCACAGACTGCTGAATATGGAGACGTATCGACATACTCACTTGATAATGTGCTAGTATTAAGTGACACATACACGACCGACGAAGGAATACAGGGCGGTGTCACACCTTCTGTCCCATCGAACAATTAGGAGCATTTATGCCTAGTTCATTGAATCTCAACGGCTTAAAGGTCTACCGTCCTGCGGTGTACGCAGAGATTGACGCATCTGCGCTCGGTGGACAAGAGGCGAGCACCGGTAACGTCTGTCTCGTCGGTTACTTCCCGTCATTCGAGCAGAATGAGGCGCTCACCTTCACTAGCGCACAGAGCTTAGTGCGGTACGACCATAGTGACCGCGAGCTCGCGCACATTGGAAAGGTGGCCTTCGCTCCTTCTCTCGATGAGCGTGTTCCAGCAGGAGCGAACACCCTCACGATGCTCAATGTGGCACCTACCACACAGGCTCAGCTCATCATTGATGACACAGGTGCCCCATCAGCCCCAGCGCTTGTCCTCAAGAGCAAGGTGTGGGGCGCTAAGGGTAACCGCACACAGGTCACCATTGAGAACACGAACACAGACCAAGTGAACATCACAGTCATTCGCGACGGTGTCTCTGAGGTGTTCGAGGGCATTGAGAGCGATGACGTTGCTTCAATCAGCTACGAGGGTAACTTGCTCGATGTATCAAGCATTGAAGGTAACCGCATCGAGGGGATCATCTATAGCTGGACACAAGAAGAGGCTATGAGCAACGGCGCTGTCACGTTCGATGTATCTGACATCGTTGTCGATAGCGAGCTTACGCTGTCTCTCGGTAGTACAGGGCACACAGCCGACGTGGTTGTCACGGTGATTGGTGAGGACCTTAGCGGACTTGCGCTCACCGCATCGTACACATTCTCTGCTGGAGACAGCGCAGATCAGACTACATCTGCTTTCGGTAGCGTATCGAGCATCGTGGCAAACTCGACGGATGCACTCTACACCGGTGAGCTGATCGTGTCAGGGTCTAAGACACTTGACCCTGCGGACTTCAACACCCTCTCAGAGATGATCGAGGCTGTGGATCAGTTCCCTAACGTATCCGCTGTGTACACCGCAGGTAAAGACTATGACCCTGACGCCTTTGATGCGTTCTCTGACAGCGACATCTCTGTCGGGAATGGCTCGGCGATTGTCCGATGTGACCTCACAGAGATCATCGGCGCGCTATCTAGCTCGAACCTAGTGAGCGCTGAGCGTGCGACGAACGGTATTCGCTCTGTGGCGCAGTCCTCTTCAGGCTCGATCACAGCGATGCTGTCCGGTGGATCTTCTTCTTCAGCGAACCTCTCAAACTGGACAACGGCGCTCACTAACATCGAGAGCTCTGACATTCAGATCATCGTCCCTTGGAGCGGTGACGAGGACGTACATGGTGAGATCAAGAAGCACCTGCGTAACTCTGCTGTCGCAGGTCGCGAGCGTAACGCTTGGCTCGGTGCAGACGCAAACGAGACACTAGACCAGTTACACACTCGTGCTAAGAGCTCGAAGATGAATGACCGTAACATGGCGCTCGTTGGTCAGTCGGTCAAGCTCGTTGACCCGCTCGGCAAGACTGTGACCCGTGACCCAATGTGGCTCGCGCTTATGCTCGCCTGTATGCAAGCAGGGACACCCGTCGCGACCCCTCTCACCCGTAAGTACCCTGACGTTGTCGATGTGCTTGGTCAATGGGACGGCAATAAGGACGCAGGTGAGGCGATTCAAAAGGGTATCTGCTCACTATGCTTCGGGCCGTTCGGCTGGAGGGTCGAGCGCTCAGTCACTACGTGGCTGAAGGACGACAACCCTATCTACAGCGAGGTCAGCGCTAACGAGAGCATCAATGCCAGCGTGAGGGACCTTCGTGGTGCGCTCGACATCTACATTGGTGACGCCAACCGTTCAATGACCGCCAACCGCATCAAGAGCATCGTTGAAGCACGATTGAACCGTCAGGTGCTCGATGGTGTGATCAAAGCATTTAAGGACGTTGTTCTTGAGGACCTTGGTGACACGCTGAACGTGAATTACACCGTCGCGTCAGTCGAGCCAATTAACTTCATCCGTATCACAGCATCTGTCGCTAGGTTCTAAGGAGCAGACCAATGGCTAACGTACTCAGCGCACCACGCGCAAAATTGATCGTAGACGGCACCGAGATCGGGTACGCATCGAATATCTCAGCGACAGAGAACATCGCTCTCCAGCGCGTTGATGTCCTTGGTGACATTGACTCTAAGGAGATCGTGCCTGTGGGTCGATCTGTCAGCGTACAGGCGGGCTTCGTTCGTATCAGCGGAGAATCGCTCAAAGATTTAGGTATGATCCCACAAGGTGGAACACTTGAGGTGTTAAACTTTGCAGAGATCACCATCGAGGTCTATGACCAAGTAGGTGACTTCCCAGTATGGCGCATCGAAGGCTGTAGAGCTGAGAGCCGTAACTGGACCGTACAGGCGGGCTCTGTGGTAAGTGTGAACGCCAGCTTCCAAGCCCGCAGGATCTATGACGAGCGAGGCTAAGTAAATGGACCTTAGAACACTAGGACAAGATGATACACAGACAGAGGTAGAGCAGACAGAGGAGCAGGTCACGCTTGTCCCTCGCGAGATCACGCTCACACTAAACTACCTCGCCCCGACAGGGGCTAAGTATCAAGCGGTCCTTGTGTCTAGGGTCCCTAATGGCGATGAGCGTATCTTAATTGATCGGAGGACCGCTGTGCTCTCAGGAGCACATTGGGACCATCTGTCAGAGTACGCTCGTCTCCGTTGTTCTGCGCTCGCGCTCGTCAGCGTGCAAGTCAGAGAGATACCTGACTGGTTGAACCAATGGCTCACAGAGGATGACGAGCTCCTGTGGACGGTGAGAGGAGAGTGTGAGCGTCACAGCTCGGCTTGGTTTCGCTCAGCTTTGGGATCGCGTGCGGGAGATGAGACAGCGACACGAGTTTCGTGTTCTTCAAAGCACCTTGCCTCCTTTGACTCCCAGTCAGTACGACCCTCTGAGGCCGACACTAAGTGACCAAGATCGCTTAGAGCGTTGGTTACTGCTCCTCGATGACGAAACTTATGAGCGCATCACTAGTCCACAAGCTACGATAAAGGAACAAGGCCCCTCCGAAACAGGGGACGCAGTCGTAGACGAATGGGAACGTGAGTTTTGGGCACGTCAGCGAGGTGAATAATGGCACAGCAGAGACATAGCTCGGAGATCGTCCTCTCGATTGATGACCAACAGGTCCAGCAGTCGATCAGTCGAGTCACGCAGAACGTGCAGAAGATGCAACAGACGGTTACGCGAGGTGTAACAGGAGCTGTCGGCAGTGCGGTGCCCACAGGGACACAGGCACGATCCACCGCCCCTGCTCTCTCCGGCACTCCTGTAGCTCCTCCATCGGCTCCTGTAGGCCCCCCGACTACGCCGTATACACCATATGCGATGGGTCCCCGACCTCCTGTAGGGGCAGGTGGAGGAGCGCCCTTCGGTGGCCCACCCTCCTCTTCAACGGCTCCGCCACTTATGGCCCCCAACCCACTTATCCCTCCAACAGGATACGCACCACCGCCACCCCCTGCTCCTATGGCACCACCGATCAT